CAAGAGTTTTTGTAATCCGCATTTCATCTCGACCGGTCAAAAGCTTAATCTCAACCTCTAAAGTGAATTGGGAATCTGCCATGGTCAGCAAGAAATTACCATTATCTAAAAGAGTAACTCCGTCTGAAAGTTCAGATTCTTTAACTTCCTTTTCCTCTAGGGAAAAATCCTTCGTGTTCACTTCTCCGCAAGCCGGGCATCCAATAGAAGTAGTATAGATGTCTCCAAATCCAGTTTGTCGCGTGGCAATAAGGACCGCATTCTTATCTCCGATTAAAAGAGAATCAGGATCGATGTCTGGATCAATTAAAACTGACTGCAAAAGTCGATTTAGAGCCATCCCATTCTTTAAAAGAGGCTCTGAGGTAAGAATATCTTCCTCTTTGGCTGTCATGTGTTTGATTTCCACCACATCCACATTGTGGAGCGGGTGGTCATCTGGGTAAAACATGCCCTTACTGGGCAGTTCTACAAATTCTGTTGGGGTTGTGAACGAAAAAGTATTTTCTGTTTGAGTTCGAGGGGGTGCCATCCGGGGTGGCGGCTGTACATCTGGCGAAGACGTACGCGATGAGTTTCTTCTTTTCTTACCCATTAATCACCTTCTTTCTAGTATTTTAAGCGCTTTCGCCGCTATGAATTGCTCTAGCAGCTTGGCCAACTTCATACGTAGCCCAATCATACCGCATTGTGATCTCAATATTAAGGACATCTTCGGTGTCATATGATAAATCACCAAAAGTAGCCGCCGTAATAAAGGCATTATTAAGAGACCAGATTCCTACGGTACCGCCTTCGCCCGAAAGCTCTTCAATTTCAACAACACCAAGGGCCGAAAGGGCCTTGTCCTTGTTGACAGTGGAAGGTTCTTGCTCACCCCGGAAGATTAATTCCTGAGTGTCGGGCTTTAAATAACCCATATTTACCAGGGCATCGTATAGTAAAGCATTTCCGTCAGGAGCAACAGAGTTAACAATTGTAGCCTGAATCGTGTTCCACTCAACAATTCCCGGGTAGTAATAGGTGTTGCCTAAAAACTTGTGAGGAGTTTCAGAAACAGTGTAAGACGGTTTTGTTACCGACCGGGCAAGATACTCCGTGTAAGTAAACTCATCGGCCGCGCTTCGCAGCTCCGGTAGTCTAAGCAAAAATCTATGTTGTCTTTTCGGTTCTGATAGTGCGCTTGTCCAAAATGCCATGTTCGTTGTCTCCTGATAACTCTAATATTATATAGTGCGGGAGCTTATAATCTCCCGCATTATTTACTAGTCGTCAAATGATGCTCCCGTTCTGGTAATATTGAAGTCAATTGCGATGAACTCAATAGCACGCGTTGGCTTCAAGAAGATCTTAGCATAGAGAATATTTCTATCAATAAGATCCGGTGTTGTTGTCGTCTCGTCCAACACTACCTTGTAGTCTGAGAGACCGAAGTTCGTCTTTACATTGGCCAAGAAAGGATTGACCTGTGACTTAAACCGGGCCCATGTAGTCTTCGAGTTCGGATCGAAGAGGATCGTGGATGCCATCTGGGAGATGCGCTTCTTCACGAAGATCATCAGGCGACGGACATTGATGCGATCGAGAGCCGAAGGCGTCGTTTGAAGCGTCTTCTGGCCAAAGATCACAATACCCTCTGCCGGGAACTTGGCAATCGGGTTAATGTTGGCGCTATAGAGATCGTCGCGATCCTTGCGCCGCAACTGGTGGGCCACATCAAGAATTGGAATTCCTGCTGCGCCTTCCGTTAGGCCGCCGCGGTTGAAGCCGGCTGGGGCAAACCAGACCTGCGTCTTGCGCTGGGAACTTGAGAAGGTGCCAATGGCAGGGATAGAAGGCGGTAGCCATACGAGCGCGCCGTTAAGGTTGTCGCGGCCGCGGACCCATGGATAGAAAGTACAGCCGTAAGAAGTGTTAAGGCTTCGCTCTCGTAGGTTGGCAATTGCCTGTCGAATCTCGCTGGCAGTGTTATTCCGCTGAGTGGAAGTGCCTTCCTCTCGGGGTTGGAATCCGTTGGGCAGATCAATAACCGCCAGGGCGTCTGCACGATCTTCACATGTGCGAATCAGGTGGGTTGTCAAAGTCTCCTGAGTAAGACCCGGAATAGAGGCCAGATTCATCTCAGTAACCTCGGGGTCTGCCACTGAATCAATGGCTCGACGGATTGAGTAGAATTCGTAACTATCGTCCTCGTTGGCAGCTGCGTCAATATTGCGGTTGGCAAAAGGATCCATTTCCTTGATGTCTAGGCCGTCGAAGCCACCATATAGAGGCACCGTAAATCGATCGTATCCTGCGTTCAGTACACCGCTCACAGGGCCATTATCAAATGTAAGAGATCCAGTACCATGTGAATCTTCAACCCACTTACCAGCGGATCCTGAAATATCGTCCAAGGTGAATTCCATGGAAAGCTCAGTATTGTTTGTGCCAGAAGCTCCGAAGCTGTTGACGATGCCGCCGCGAGGACGGAGAAGGTCAATTGTAGAGCGAGCAAATACTGTGCTGCCGGCAGATTCGGCTGTTTGGAGGCCGAAGTACGCATCCTTGGGGTTGTTCAGGTTTCCGTCGGAAGCGTTAATGCGGAATTCCGGGGCCGGATATACCACACTGATGTTGTAGTTGAGTTCACTGCCGGGAATGATCCCAAGCGCGCCCGTGAAGGAGGCAGAAATGGCAAACATCGAACCGGAGGTGATCGCCTGGCCCGGGCCGGACGCTGTGGGAATTCCCGTTACCGCTGTGCCAGAAAGCCACTGGCCAGCCAAAGATCCGGTCTGGAGCAGGTCCTCATCATTGTACTTAACGATGCCCCTAAAGCCAAAGGGAAGAAGTTGTGGGTCGGTAATTGTACCCGCATCGACATCTGCATTCATAACGATGCGGATATAGTCAGAACGATTATCATAATTGCCCTCGACGCGGTAGCGGCGCTCGTCTTCGTTCCACTCGGTTCGCTTGTCGCCAATAAGACGCGCGACATAGTTAAGCGAGTCAGGGTTGAGATTGCAATCGTTAAATTGTTCAACGATTCTCACCACATTGTCAGTATCACTTAGGTGGCGAACAACAACCGAGAAAGACCCATAATCGGTGCTATCATTGGTGGAAACCGCGATATCTTGAATGGAAATCTTAAGATTTTTGTTGGTCCAATCACCAGGCTCATTGAGGGCCACAAATTTAAACAAATCTTGAGGCGCAGAGGAGGGACTTAATCTGCAACTAATAACCTGTGGAGTTTCGGCAGAGTTCAAGTTGGCTTTAAAATCGGAACCAACATAACTTCCTGTTGTCCTGAGGGGCACAATCGAGGCCCAGGTGCTGCTCTGATCATTATCAATTTGAGCTGCCAGATGCCGGTCAAAGGTTTCCCCTAACCAATAGTTAACAGTATTTGTGGTAACGCCGCTATTAGTCTTTTGTGGGTTTGTACTAAGAACCTTACGAATATATTTCGAGTCGTTCTTGCTAAAGTTGAAAGTAGTAGTGAGGGTATTAGAACCATCATACTTCTTAATAAGCATCTTGTATTCAAACTTGCCGCCCGTGTTTTTCACGATTACGCCCGAGCCTGTGACTGGGTCGCCTGCGTAGACCGAGGAACTAAATGTTGTTGTTCCGCTAAGCACGGTTGCAATTGCACCACTCAGCTCAAAAGAAACGTCTTCGTGCGTGGAGTAGAAAACTGCTGCCAGTGCGCCAGTAAGTTCGCATACGGTACTAGAGCCCGTTTCAAAAACAATAAGACCGTACGCGTTAGTGGCGCTCCAGCCGGCTTGGCCGTCGGTGGCAACTCCAGTCTTGTCGGCACCAAGGAGTCGTACATAAGTTAGAGGAGAACTGTTTCTAAGGTACGCCTGCGCAGCATACATACCATATGTGGTAGCGGTGCCATTGTTGCCTAGGCGCCAGACATCGTCGCCAGAGCTACCGGGGCTCGGTGCTCCAAAGACATTCACAAACTCTTCAAAAGAGCTAACTGTTACTGGCCGCAAGGCAGGCCCTTTTTGTGCGCGACCAAAAATAACTGGTCCGATCCCGGCGGGCGACGCGGGAAGCTGAGAGTTGTCAATCTCATTGACAAAAACTCCAGGTGATACAAATCTGTAATTTTTTACCGACATTCGAGAGGTTCTCCTACATTATGAAAATGTTCAAAGTAAATAGTGTTAAATAGTAGCAATGGTATTATTCTCTATAAAATCCATCTTTAATACTATGAGGGATTTCACCAAGGACAGTTCTCTCTCTGCCTATTTTTACTTCAACCGCATTTTCGCGGCGGACGATCTTGGGTTTTTCTTGGTTTTCGCCCTCACCAATAAGATATCCTAAAACTTCGATATTAATAGTAGTTTCATAGTTTCGCTGGGCCATGGCGAGGTTCGCTTTATTCGCATTATTGGCCAAATTGCCATCAATGAAGATTTCATAGAAATGTCCCTCATTTTCGATTCTTTTTGGCATCCTAGAATTGCCAGGCACTGTCAGAAAGGGTCGGATCATCTCGTTTAATTGCTGCTGATACTCAGTTCGAACGGTAATCTCATACATCACCTTCACCCATACCGGAAGTGGGATAGTTATGGTTTCATATACAGTTCTCTGTGTGGACATGTTCCTTTTGTTGGTATTGTAATTCTCGGTGGGAATCTTCTTGTCCGGACCAAGTTTTCTATTTGCATACGCATTTTGAAATTCAGCCGTTTTCTTGGGATTTATATGCCTCGCAACAGTAACAGTAGTCCCCCCCTTTGCATCCGGGTTAGGATACAGGTTTGCATAAACTGTGCCCCTAAAATTTGGCTCTTTGGTGACAGAGGACCGATTGACACTGATTAAAGGTAGTATAAAGGTTTCCTCTGAATCTCTGAGGTCTTTATTGTGCTTAAGTTGGTATGCTCGCTCTGCTGTGACCCACAGGACCGGCACTTTTTTAAAGCCTTCGTTTGTCGTGGTAGATAAATTTAAATCTTCATCAATAAATCTTAACATCGCGCCGTCGATTGTTTCTAACGAAGACGGCTGAAACTCTATTTCGTGCAGTTTGTCGGCAACCTCTTTATCCCCGACATAATCATAACGATTTGCTTCTTTATCTTGAATTTGTGCCTGTGTTCTTCGGTTCTTGGCCATGTGACTACCCTACAAAGATGCCGGCGGGTACATTTTCGACCACTTTCTTGGTGGAGTCTTGCAGCGATGCGTCGATGGTGGCCAACTTATCGTAGGTTGTCTCATCAAGAAGTGTCTTAAGTTCTGTGCGAAGATTGTCTTGCTCGGTTCTCGCCTGAGATAGAAGATCTGACGCATTCATGGTTACGCTTTCGCCAGGAATTGGTACTACCGAGAATTTTCCTCTCACTTGGCCGAGCATTTCCTTTGTCAAAGCTAGCGCAAACCTGCGAATCCACTGTTTTCCTATAGAATTAATCCTATTATATGGGAGGTTCTCGAAAGGCAACGTATTAAGGTTGTTAATCCCGTCTACTCCCTCAGCGCCGCGGCCGGTCTCTTCCCATGGATTAAATTGCTTATCAATACTAAACTGAACCCAGAATTTCTTCTGTGTAATATTTTGAGGTTCCGGAAAAAGGCGCAACATATTATCTTGGAGTTGATAAGAGTAGTGTGATATTCGTGTCCATAAAGAATCCTCATAGGCCATGGCCTGGAGTTTGTTCTGCCAGGTTGGCACAATCTCAAATGTGGAGTCGTCCGCGTATTGACCATAGGTGCGCATATTCCCAACCACTGAAAATCCTCCATAGTACCCATAGAATCGCCACATCGCGCGAGGGGTTTTAAAGAAGACTTTGCGAACAATTATTCTTTTAGCTCCGACGCTGCCCGAAAAGGCCTCAGATGTAGAAATTAATTCCTGAAGGTCATAATCTTGCTGATTTGCCACCACATCAAAAGAAGCTGAATATATAGGCAGCAGGCCTCCCACGGCTGTATCGGTTGCTATGGTTTGAGAAACCCGCTTAGCAAAGCCATAATCAAAGCGAGGATATTTTAATTCTACATTAGAGCCAGACAGCGCGTGGCCGGCTGAAATTTGTCCATCTTGATCAAATGAGGCTGTCTGGGCACCCAGAAGACTAGATAACGAATTCTTGCTTTGATGAAGGTTAATTAAATATGAATATTCTAAAACAGCTTCTTCATAGGCGGAATAAACATTTCCCTCCGTAAGCTCAATATCTAAAACATCCCCTCCTAGTTTCTTATATGTATATGCTACTTGATCGGAGGCGCCCGATAAAAAGGCTGTCGATGCGGCATATACTCCAAAAGGGAGGGTTGCTACCACATTTGTCGGGCTCCCAGTAACAGGGAGCACATTTGAATTCGTTGTTGAGCCTGGATTTAACTTTGGAACTGCCATCTATCTTCCCCTAATTGTCCAATACTAAATAGAAAGCCCCGCCTCAAAAGAGACGGGGCTTTAACTATTTTGACCTTACGCCAGATATTAACTTAATATCTCACTCAATCACTTAGCTGGTAGGATTACCAAACTCAAGATCGCGAACGATAACTAAGCCATACATATCCGGACGAACCATCTTCTTGGCGTATCGAGTCATGACTCCCTTGCGGGGCACGAAGTCTTCAACACCGAAGATCGTAGGTGTGGTCTGCAGCGGCACATAAGGTGCGTACACATAGCCACTCTCAAGGAAGCTACTACCGCGTCGGCCAACTAGGACCAACTGTCGCGGGAAGTAGGGATCGACGATAACATCGAACTTCTTCGAAAGCGAACCAACCTTAACAGCACCCGCGTCGCCGCGGTCGCTATCAGCAGTCACATTGGCACGGAAACCAGCAGTGAACTCAAGGATGTTGGCAACTTCAGGTCCGCAGACGACGAAGTTGGCAGCACCGCGGAGAGTCTTGCGGTGGATCTGTGCCGAGACATCATTGATAGTCTCAATGAGAGTCTCATACCACTCACTCACGTTACCCGTGAAGTCCGGGGGACTTGCAGCATTAGATGCGTCACCGCCAGTCAGTCGATTAACGAACTGTCCGGGTGAGCGGGACCAATAACGAACACCAGCCTCGGAACCTCGAACGAGGTCCTCAAGAATCTCACGATCGATTTCGAGAGCGATCTGCTCAGACAGAATCTGAGTAAGCTCGACCTCTGCATCAAGGTTGTGGTAGGCGTTAAGATCCTGTCCTAACTCCGGGGTCCACTTGGCCTTGAGCTTCTTGGTTACCGCGGTGACAGAGATACTGTCGACCTTGATGTCGATCTCAGGGATATTAGGGTTGTTCTCCAGTCCCCACTCCAAGATGCCTTCAACAGCACCTAGGGAACCATTAACAGCCTGGAAATCATCTGCGATCGGAACCGACAGTGTAGTGAGGGCATCCAGGGCGGTGCCGATGACTGCAGCAGTCTCGGAACCGCTTGCATTGGCAATCAGAACCACACGGTCTTGATTGGTGGGATCCTCACGGCTAAGGCGGCGGACGAGTCGTCCATTGCCCAGCGTAGCATCAATCATGGCAACAAAATCATCAAAATTGAATGATCCAGCGTTCAGCGCTGACTTCAGGATGACTGCACCAGCGACAGCAGATCCCGAAATTAAATCGGGGTCAAACTGAAGCATATCAGCATTACGAAGTCGAGCACCGACAGCGGCGAGCCTCACGGAGTCCTCGTGAACATCGGCCTCTCCAGCTGCACCCACAGTTCCCGAGAAGAGCATTGTGGTAGCAACGGTTGCGGATCCCGTCGGTGACGAGTAACCGTTGTTAAGTGCATACGGACCACGCTCGGCATTCACTCCATCGAGGAGAACACCGCCGGTGATCTGCGAACCAACTCGGCCACCACCATAGAGGGAAGTGCCAGTGGGATATCCAAGACGCGGATCCGGTGCGGCAGCACCAGCGCCGATTTCCGTGGAAACCGTAAAGTCAAGGAAGAAGATGAGGCCCGAGGGCAAGCTCATCGGCTGAACACTAACGAGATCGTTGGCGATCAGATTGCCGAATACTCGGCGAACGAGGGGGAATGCAACAGCTGCAAAACCCTGTACATCACCAGCAGACATACTACTGGTCTCACGGAGTAGCTCTCGTGCCTGATTTTCAAGCAGTCGGGCCATACCGTTTCGAAGCGTGTCATCACCGATTCCCTCTAGAAGACCAGTCTGTTCCCATTTTCCAATGAGAGCAGCGCCTTCGGCTGAGAGATCACGATTAACGATACCTTCGGTTAATTTTTCTACAATAGACATTTATATAACCTCCTAATATGTTATTGTTATTTATTCAAACCTGCTAAACGCAGCATTCGACCCATTGCTGGGTCTCTAGTTGCCGTGTTGTTTTTCTTAGAATTTATCAAAAGCGATGTAGGTCTTTGAACCGCTTCACGAAGTGTCTGTGGTCGTATTCTCTGATCAGGAGTGGACCCCACTGCGTTTTGAATTGTTTCAAAAATCATACCTGCTTCTTCAACTGAATTGGCGGTCTGAACAGCTTCGGCAATTTGATTCTTTTGCCGCTCATTCAAGGAGGTGCTATTCAAAGCCTTGTTTTGATAAACAAGCTTGGCGTTTTCCAAGTTCAACTTCGTGAGTTGATTCTTGGCCTCTATTAAAAGAGCATGTAGCTCTTTCGTAGATTCTGTAAGTTCGGAAATCTTGGCCTCATAAAGCTCCGCGTCTGATACAACGTCGGAGGCCGTGGCGACTTCCTCTTCGAGTTCTTCTTCTTCCAGGTGCGCAGCCTGGGCAGCGGCCATAGCATCGTTGTTGGCCTGCTCAATACTGTTGTCGGCAGAGTTAATGGAAGACCATCCTTGTGGTCTCGGCGTCATATCAACAACAAGCTCTTCGATAAGGTCCGAAAGCATCTCTTCGGTAATGGCGATTTCTTCGTCGACGGACTCGTTTGTCTCGACGTTTTCTTGATCTTCTCCTGCTTCGGCTGAAGCAACCTCTGCGCCGTCTTTGGCCATCAGGTCGAGATCCGACGCTTGATCCTCTTCCAAAGCAATCTCGTCAGCCATGGCGGTGGCGTCGATCAACTGATCTCCCTCAACAACTTCATCTTCTTCTTCAAGTCGCTGCTTAAGGGCATCAAAGTCAATTTCCACAATTTCATCGAGTCCTGGGGCGTCAAGTTCTTCGTTCTGAAATGCATAGGGTACTTCGTCTATGAACTCTGTCAGCTCGGGATCTGTTGCTGTCTCCTCTTCTATGCCTAGGCCCATGTCGTCCTGCTCAAGCAGAGCGGAAAGGGCGCCTTTCACTTCTTGGGAATATTTCTCCAATACGGCATTTTCCGCATTTTTAAGTGCGGCTTCCTTGAGGGCTTTAGCGTCTACAATCGCTTCTTCTAACAGTGAAGACATAGAATTAACTCCAAATCTGATGATTCATCAAAAATAAATAGTTCGTAAGATGGGGAAATGACTAATAGTTGTGATTTTGACTAACCGTGATGAAGCGCGTTAAGTATCCACCACTGCGTACCATCGCTTTGGATGGTCATTGTATCGTATCGTTTGGCGAGGTCTTGATCACTATTATCATCGATGTCTTCTCCGTTGTCGCCGGCTACGGCACAAGTAGTTGCATCGCTTCCAATTTTCTTAAATATATATATTCTTCCCGTACATGAGGACGCCGCAGGAAGATTGCAAGTAGTTGTCGCGTTGCCTGCTCCCATCAGGATCGTGTGATGAGTGTCCCCAATTGTTACCGTTCCTGTTAAGCTGGCGATATTAGCCCCTTGGGAGCCGCTAACTTCAAAAGTAGAAACTGGGGATCCTGTACAGATTCCCACACTGTCATTAGACGCGATGGTTCTAATGAGATTTGCATTATTTTGGCCACCAACTTTTAAATCAATATCCAGTACCCCAGCATTAATGATTACTTTGTCTTGGCTGGCTTCTTCTAGCTTTATAAAGCTGCGGTTGCCGGCCACAAGATTAATAATGTCCTCGTCATCGTCAAATTCGATGTAGGTATCGGAATCGCCAATGTGCTGAATTTTGCTTGCGACGGCAATGTCCGCGTCGCCGTTGCTGCCCGAAACCGTCAAGCAAGCGGATGGAAGTGATGTAACTTTGCCAATTCCAACTCGTCCATCACCCCTCACGCGGAAAAGCGTAGTTGATTGTGATTCTAGATCTAAAACGTAGGTTCCTGAGCCATTGCCATCAGTAGTTACCTTGAGTGCGTGCCCTGCAGATGAGGCATCATTGTCGATCAAGGTCAGATAATTGCTCGAAACATCCCCATATACATGCAGCCGCGTTGTCGGATTTGAAACACCACAACCAACATTGCCCATATAGTACACTTCGCTAGAGGCTTCGGTCCAGGGAGGATTGGTTGTTGAAACACCCTCAAGGTGTGAGCCGTCGCCATAGAAGGCAGACGCAGAAACATTCACAGAAGCCGAAACATTGCCGACAACCGTTAGCTCGTGGTCGGGCGTCTCTGTGCCTACCCCAAGTTTTCCATCTCCATCCAGTGTCATCTTGGTGGCGGCAGTATTGTTGTCATCTGCCGTGCCGAAGTGTAGTTTGGTATCCCAGCCGCTTTGTATGTCGTCTTTGATGAATGCTTGTAGGCGATCATCAGTATAGTGTGTGAAATAGATAGCACTATCATCGTTCAGACTACTGCCGGTATTAGTAATCCTAAGTGCCTCCCACATAGAGCCGTGGCCGGACCCCTCAATGTGGAGGGTGGTGTCTGGATTGGTGGTGCCGACGCCGACCCGGGATCCGCTTACAACCAAGACACTGCTGCCACTGGCCACAAGCCCAATATAGTCATCCTGACCGAAATCTAAATAAGTGTTTCTCTGGGTGTCATCTTCATTGTAGATGTCGCCCTGGAATGTCTTTCCTTTGGAATATTTATATGCCATAAGATTACCAGGTCGTTAAGGCCGCACGAACCCAGCCAGAAGCTGAGCCTGTACAGACATAAATATAGTTTTGGTCCCAGCAAATTTCACCTTGTGCGCCGGCATCAGTTGAATTTACAATAGTCCGTGGGAGAATATGAAGTGCATCACCATAGAAAGCAGAAGCAGAAATGTTCGAAGACGCTGATACATTACTACTCACCTCTAGGGCGCCTGTGATTTGCGTAGCGCTACTATTAAGTTTGAAATATGCCGTTCCGGTGCCGTCACGAATTTCTAGGAAAGGAGATGTGCCCTGAGAGGATCCCACCGCATACTTGTTGGTACCATTTTGCGCGAACCACACCTGAGATCTTGCGGTGGAAGTCCCTCCATCGAGCCGTATATAGGCATGTGAGCCGGTCTCAAATTGTGCAATATACACGTCCGCCTCAGAGCCACTGACCGTTAGTGCGGCTTGCGGAACTCCGGCACTACCGATGAAAACACTGCTCGTTGTGGCTGCATTGCTGCTATCTAGTACACTAAAGATGCCACCACCACCAGGAAGATTGGTCAAGTTAGATCCATCGCCGTAAAAAGCAGAAGCAGAAACATTGCTCGATGCCGACACAGCGCCAGAAACTGTAAGTTCATGATTGGGTACATCTGTATTGATACCAACCTGGCCAGAGCCGCTTACAAGAAAAACCGAGCCCGTATTGACACTTGTTACGTTTAGCAGCAGTTGACTAGGCTGTCCGCCGGTGTAATTGGTGCCAGAAACATGCAGAGTTCCAGTCAGCGCACTAGTGAAGTGCAAACCGTCCGGGCCTGTACCTTGCATTCCCATCTGGAATCGGGTCGCGGTGATGATTGCATCACTGCTGTTATCTGATATTACACCAGATCCTCCACCGTCGATAGTTAAAATTCGATAGGGATTGGAGGATGGTGCTGCCACAGAAGTCAATCCGGTGCCACTTCCATAGAACCCCGAGGCCGAAACTTCGTTTTTGCTGTGAATGTGGCCTCCTGCGTAGATGTCTGCTGCAGCGCTGAGGTCATTCGAAGCAGACACATGCTGATTTGCATCTAATCGCAAAGCCTCAAGTGAGTTGCCACTAGTTAACTTAACATAGCCCCCGGCGCGAGCATGACCGATTTGAGAATAGTTCGCCCCGGGAATATATCCATATAAAGACCCCTGTACATCTGCAGGCGAGCCCAAATTAAGGGCTGCAGCGGTACCGTCCGAAGATATTATGCTGACGCCTGCTGTTGTATTCTTTGCCACCACCACATCATTATAGGTAGCGAGACCTGAGGTTGATATCGTGGCATCCTTAACATGCAGTGTTCCCGTAAGGTTTAGTTGATTAGTTGATGTTTCAAACATCAAGTTTTTGGAACCACTTATCTCGCCCGTAACAGGAGTGTCTTTTCTGAATTGAAGCGCAAACTCAGGACCATCGGCAACATTGACGGCACTGGCCGTAACTCCTGTTAAATTAGAGCCGTCGCCATAGAAAGCGCTAGCAGATACACTTACAGATGCCGATAAGTTGGTGGTGTGTACTTTGGAACCATCCCAAGTAAGGTCATTGCTTCCAGCGAGGGCACCGGCGGTGTTGAATTGAATTTGTGTGCTCGCGCCGCCGGCGACGCCAGAGCCACTGACATACGCCCAGCCTTGATATACTTTTGCCATTGAGTTAACTCCTGCTTTCTTAAATAGTTGTCTCGAACCAAAAAGGGTGGGTACCCCGAAAGATACCCACCCTTAAAGTTTGTATAACTATCTCCGAAGAGAAGCTAGAGGTGGCCTAGAAGACCTTCCATTGTCCTGAACTAACATAGTACAGTTCGACAGCACCCTCTTCAGACTCGATCTCAATAGTATTTTGACTATCGATAGTCTGGTCTTCAGAGCCGCTCAGTGTGACAGTAAACCCACCAAAATTACCGTTGGCCTTAAACCGAACAGTATCACCAACACTCACACTTGCCTTCAGAGGCGTCGCGTAAACACGGTTTCCAGTCAAAGCCGAGCCAGTAATATAGTTCGTACCCTCGACCATGGTAGAGTTAGCGTGTGGAGACAGTCCGTTAACCGTTCCTGCAGCACTTAGCACCAATTGACCATTACTGGCTGTTAGTCCTGTTCCTGCCATAGCTTCAGCAAGCTTCGTGAAACTAGCGCGCTTGGCGGTAGCATCCGAAGTGTTAAAGAACATAAGCCCATTAGCAGCGAAACCAACACCAATGTCAGAACCGACGTCGTTAAACGCCGAGGAACTCACAACAAGCCTGTTGAGGGACGAGGAAGCAAGGCCAGTGCCGAATCCGACATTAAGAACACCATTCGTTGCCGAAAGCATCTGGCCGGCTGCCTGATTGAATACTTGCTGTCCCGTGGTTCTAGTGACGTAGCCGTTATTAGAAGAACTCACATAGAACGAGAGGAATTGGGCCGGTTGCTCTTCATTATCGCCAACACCGTTCATGTAAACATTTCGGTGAAGCACAACACCCTTATTGGCACCCAAAGTGTGGAAGCCGAGGAAATCACCACCAGATCCTGTTGAGAAACAGAACGGTCCTGAGGTCGCAATGCCGTTTTGGCCATCTCTAATCGTTGCAAACACATTGCGATCGGTCGCGACAAGCTTGCCTGCGCTCAAGTTTACAGTATCAGCGTCAGCATTACCCAAAGTAACATCACCAAATGCACTGAGATTGTTGCCGTTAGTAACAGTAACATCCGCGTTAAACGTGGTTGTTCCGTTGACTACAATCGAATCGCCAGACGAGTTTCCTAGTAAAACAGGTCCACCGAGTTTCGAGCCGGCGCCCGAAACAGTAAAACCAGCAGAAGCCGTTAAGCCTGCGTTAGCCTGTACAGCATGACTATTAAAGTTCACTTGTCCCATAATCTGCGAGGTACCACCATTAATCTGAAGCCCATTCGCATGAATGGTCTGGCCGAATCCGTGAGCATTTGCGCCGTGGATTTCAACACCAGCACCAAACGAAGCAGAGGCATTATTCACCCGAAGCCCGTATTGCTTGCCAGAGGTGTCACCGTTAATCACAAGACCCTCGCCGTCCGGGTTATCGCTGGAATTAACTGTCAACGGTCCAAAGGATGCCGTTAACTGACCGGCAGTAAAGTTTTCAATACGGTCTTTAAAGGCAGGTAACACCCAGCCTTTCTGGTTGCCCGTGAAGTTTTCGTGTGCCTTCAGTAACATGTACTGCTCATCGATCGCGTCGTTGGACCTGATGGCAAAAATAGGCGCGATGCCGCCCGGACCGACCGAACCAGTGGACGAGAGTTCTATAATAAAATCATTCGCCATGGCAGTAACACCGCCGGCCAGGGTAGAGAGATTATCTGTACTAGAAAAATCTAATGTAAGCGAGCTGCCGCTGATTTCCAGCTGGCTCATGCCACTTCGGGATCCGCCGGCAATTCTTGTCGTACCATACTGCAGGCCGCCGCCGCCGCCGGGCATTTCCCCCCAGCCAGTCCAAATATAAGCCGCATTAGCTTCAGTAATCTTGTTTCCATACAAGGATAGCTTTGGCCCAAAGGACGAGGTGACCCACGGCATGCCGGGGTCGACTTGTTCGTATTCCTTATATTCTGTAGAACCACTCAATAAGAGGGAACCACTTTGCGGACGAAGATCGAGTGCACCATTAACGTAAAGGTCCGTTCCATCTTGGCTAGTAGCTGCGTTTGCAAACGTCACATAGTGAGAAGCGTTCGTAGCACCAACCGCGGTTGTATCGATCTTATCAGACGAAATTCCGGTTAAGCCAGCACCGTCTCCAGTGAAGGACGAAGCCGAAATTGAAGTGGATGCCGAAACCGCAGTAAAAGTACCGGCTGCAGCAGCGGCTGCACCAATAACCGTGCCATCAATCGCGCCGCCATTAATGTCTACAGCGTTAGCGGTAAAAGCAACTCCGTTTTTAACGGTCACAGCACCATTCAGTGCTGAAGTGCCGTCTACAATAAGCGTACCCGAGCCAGAAAGGTCGTTGACCTTGACATCACCAGTACTTGTTAAATCGTTGTCGCCTAGTTTGACAGTGCCATCCGTCGCGCGAAGGTTTCCGCCCGCCTGGAATTGAAGATCGGCGATTCGGCCGATTGTGCCTAGAATATTCGAGCCGGAGACTTCGCCGCCGCTGTTGATGACGGTAGTACCATCACCAAGCTGATACTCAAACATCTGAGCGACACCGGTCGCAGAAATGTTTACACCATCATTAAGTTGAAGAGATCCACCCTGTAGCTGGATAGAACTCGATATATTTGCTAAACCTGTGAGATTTTCCTCATAGGTTGTGCTACCTGATAGCCGGGCTGGGCCCCGCTGATATTTATATGCCATTTTTTAAATCCTCCTATAGATTAATGACTAAACGGGTGAAAAATCATAAGATGGTTCGCGAACACTCATCGGAGGAGTAGTAAATTTTAAATATAGGTATCCACATCCGTTTCTATAACATATAGACTTAGGCGTGGGAAAAAGAAGTTTATTTATTTTATTTATTTTTAGTAAATAAACCAGTTCGAACCATTAGAATACAAAAGCACAGAACCATAAGGAGATTCAATAGTTGCCGT